CCCTGTTCTATACCGAGTATTACCCGGCGGCAGTTTCCACGCCGCTGGCGACCGAGTCGGACATCAACATCAACATCCTCGACTCGGTGGCTACGGTCGGTGCCGTGCCGCGCGTCATGCTGCGCTGGAGCGACGACGGCGGGCACACCTGGAGCAATGAGCATTGGCGGGAGATGGGCCGCATCGGCGAGCACAGCCACCGCGTCATCTGGCGGCGGCTGGGCATGACGCTCAAGCTGCGCGACCGCGTGTACGAGGTCAGCGGGACCGATCCGGTCAAGATCGCGCTGCTGGGCGCGGAACTGCAACTGAGTCCAACCAGTGGCTGAGGCTAACACTCAACTTCCGGCAGCGCGGGTGCCGCTGCTCGACGCCGCCACAGGGCTGATGGCGCGGGAGTGGTACCGCTTCTTCGTCAACCTTCAGACGGACGCGACGTCAGCGGACTCGGTCAACTTTGACAACGTTCGCCGGATCAACTTCGACAACACGCCCTCTCCGCCGGTCGTGTACTCCTCCGGCACGCTGGCGTGGGGCGGGACAGACGCGACGCTCGACCTCGGCATGAACTACGGCGTGGTCCAGCAGATCGGGCTGGACCTGTACGCCCGCGTGGAGAACCAGACCGGCATTACGATCCCTCGCGGCACGGTCGTCGGCTTCGCGGGCGTCGGCACCGGCAACACGCTGGCCGTGGCGCCGTACCTCGCGGACGGCTCGCAGCCGTCGCTGTACATCCTCGGCGTCATGGCCCATGACCTGCCCAACAGCGGGCAGCAGGGCTATTGCACCGTCTGGGGCGCGATAGCAGGCATCAACACAACGCTGTTCAGCGCGGGCGACATCCTCTACCCCTCGACCACGGTGGCGGGCGCGTACACCAACGTCAAGCCCACGGCGCCAAACAACGTTATCCCGGTGGCGGCGGTGATGAGCGTCGGCACGAACGGCGTCATCTTTGTGCGCCCGACTATCCAACAGCAGCAGTACTACGGCGTGTTTGTGAAGACCGACACGGTGACGCCTGCGGTCACAAACACCGAGTATCTGTTAGCTTTCAGTTCCACCCAAGTCGCTAACGGGGTGGCGCTCGGCACGCCCGCGTCGCGTGTTGTCGTGCCGGTGTCGGGGCTGTATCAGTTCAACGTCACCGTGCAGTTGACCAGCAGCAGCGCCAGCTCGAAAAACGTCTGGTTCTGGTTCAAAAAGAACGGCGTTAATATCGCCAACACGTCGCGGCTGGTGACGAGCAACATCAATAACGGGTACACCCCACTGGCGTTCATCGAGACGTTCTCGCTGAACGCGAACGATTACGTTGAACTGGCCTACGCATCGAATAATATCGACGTCTCGATCAACACCGTCTCTGGTCTGGCGGCGTCTGCACCCACCGCGCCTGCTATCGTGCTGACCGTGCAGCAGACTCAACAGTAAGGACCGACATGGCAACTCTGGCCCCGCAGCCGAAACTTCAGTTCTTCGACAACAACGGCAACCCGCTGTCGGGCGGCAGGCTCTACACCTACGTCGCTGGGACGACCACGCCGCAGGCGACGTTCACCGACGAGACCGGCACGGTCACCAACACCAATCCGGTCATCCTCGACTCTCGCGGCGAGGCGAACGTCTGGTTCGGCCCTGGCACCTACAAGCTCAAGCTGGCCACGGCGGCGGACGTCGAGGTCTGGTCGGTAGACGACATCGGCTCGCAACTGTCCGTGGCCGATCTGGCCACCGGCATCCAGACGTGGCTGGGCAATCCGACGTCCGCCAATCTGCGCACCGCGATGGTGGATGAGACCGGCACGGGGGCGCTGGTGTTTGCCAACGCCCCCACGCTGGTGACCCCAGCGGTAGACGTCATCAACGAAGCCACCCCCGGCTTCGGCGTGACCATCGACGGCGTGCTGCTGAAAGACAACGACGTCTCGGCTCAGGACGTCACCGGCAGCGCCACGGTCAACGCACCAATCGTCAACGCTACCGGCACCAGCAGCAGCGGCGGCATCGTGCGGCTGTACGAGGAGACTGACACCGGCACCAACTATGTGCAGTTGACCGCGCCTTCGTCGATAGCATCTAACCGTGTACTGACGTTGCCGGATAGTGTCGGTGCTGCGGGGCAGACGCTGATAAGCAATGGCAGCGGAACGTTGTCGTTTGCGTCTATCCCGACTGCGGGAACGATGCTAACCGCTGTGTCGCAAACAGAACTTGAATTCTTAAGCATTCCTGCTTGGGCTAAACGTATCACAATGGCTTTTGCTGGTTTGTCCGCATCGAACAACACCCAGCCGCTAATTCAGATGGGCACAGCCACTGCCTATGAAGTAACTGGCTACACAACTGCCATCCAGTACATCGGCGTTGGATCGTCCGCCGCTGTCACTAGCGGCTGGCCGCTGGCGGGCAACCTTGCGGCGGTGAACACTTATGGCGGCAAGTTTGAGTTTAACCTGATCGACGCCAGCGCCAATACTTGGGTTGGTACGGGCCAGATTCTTCAGCTTAACGGCGGTTTGACGCCTAATCTATGCGTTGGCTACAAGTCGCTTGGGTCTGTGCTTACCCGCATTCGGCTGTACATCAACGGTACGGATACGTTCGACACAGGCTCCGTGAACATCCTCTACGAATGAGCGCGGGCGTTCAGACCGCGCAGATGCGCGGCAAAGTGCAGGCGCTGCAAGAAGAGATCCTCAAGCAGCCCCAAGTGGAACTGCCGACTGAGCACATCTTCCACGGCGGCATGTATTGCCGTCAGGTGTGGCAACCGGCTGGGACTATAATCGTCGGCAAGGTCCACAAGAAGGAACACTTCTTCATGGTGGTGTCGGGATGCGTTGCGGTGTCGGTCGGCGAGGAGGCGCAAGAGATACGCGCCCCGTTCCTGCTGACCAGCCATCCGGGCGACAAGCGGGCGATCTACGCGATCACCGACACGCTGTACATGACCGTCCACCGCACCGACGAAACGGATGTCGCGGCGGCGGAAGATGAACTGGTGGAATACGATCCGACCTGCCCGTTTCTGGTCGGCAACAAGCTAAAGGTGCTGCCATGTCAATGATCGCTGCCGCTGCTGGAATTATGGGTGGGGCGCAGATACTCGGCGGGCTTATTCAAGGCCGCGCTGCGGGTAAAGCCGCCGACGCGCAAGCGCGAGCGCAAGCCGACGCGATGGCGGCGCAGGAGCGCATGTTCAACCGCCAAATGGAACTGCAAGAGCCGTTCCGGCAGGCCGGACTGACCGGGCAGAACCGCCTGATGCAACTGCTTGGGCTGGGCGGCGACACAACTGCTGCCGACTACGGTTCGGCGGCGCAGCCGTTCGGCATGGAGCAGTTTGAGAACGACCCCGGTTACGCCTTCCGCATGAGCGAAGGCATGAAGGCGCTGGAACGGTCAGCCGCAGCGCGGGGTGGTATGCTGTCCGGCGGGGCGCTGCGCGGCATCACGCGCTTCGGTCAGGATCTGGCGAGTCAAGAGTACCAGAATGCCTTCAATCGCTACCAAATCGAGCGGCAGGCGCGGCTCAACCCGCTTCAGTCGCTGATGGGTGCGGGCCAGTCCGCCACCAACGTTACGACCGGCGCGGCAGGCACCTACGGTCAGCAGGCAGCGGAAGGACTGACGTCTTTGGGCAACATCCGCGCCAGCCAGTACATGGGGCGGGCGCAGGCGTTGGGTGGGGCGCTGCAAGGTGCAGCGGGAGCGTTCGGCGACTATGCCGCCATGAACCAGATGCAAGGCTTCCAGAACCGACTGCTGGACCTTGAGACGCAGCGGCTTAACCGCATGTCGGGCGGCGGATCGACATTTATTCCCGGCTCTACGGGTGGCGGGGCTTATGACTGGTCGCGAGTTGGGAGACCTTAATTATGCCAATTGACGTTTCCATTCTTCGCCCGCAGCCGCTGCCGCAAGGGCCGTCGCTGCTGGAGTCGCAAGCCCGCGCCAATCAATTGATGGCGTCGCAGTCGCAGCTTGCGATGAACACGCTTCAGATGCAGAAGGCGCAGCGGGAGATGCAGCGCGAGGAGCAGATGAACGCGCTGCTGTCGAATCCCGACGTCATCGACCCGACGACCGGACAGATTAAGCCGGGGGCTTTTGCCGTACTTGGTGAGCAGGGCGCGGGCGGGCTGGCGCCGAAGTTCTTTGAGTTGTCGCTGTCGCAGCAGAAGGCGCGGCGGGAAGCCGAAGAAGCAGGACTCAAGCAGAAAACTGCCCGCTTTGAGTTGCTGGGTAAGAAAATACAACAGTACCGCGACAACATGGCCCGGGTGACTACGCCGGAAGCCGCCCGAGCCGGGGTTGTGGCGCTGTATGCGGATGAAGATGTAGCGGAATTTATTAAGTCGCAAGGCGGCAGTGAGGAGGCGTCGCTGAAAGAACTTGACGCCGCAAATGCAGCGGGGCCGGAAGGTTTTCAGGCTTGGCAAGCGAAAACCTCGCAAGCCGCAGACGTAGTCGCTGGGCGTCTTCAAGACGAAGCGCAGTTTGGCTACGTAACCCGCGAGGCCCGCGACATTTTGGCGCAGATGAAAGGCCGTGAAGGCGCACGGCTAACCGGCGCGGCTACCAGTCTGGAAATTAGCCCCGACGGCAAGCCTATGGTGGGTGCGCCTGGGGTTATGGCCACGACCGCCAACCAGATCTTGCAGCATCAGATATCTGCGGAACTGGCGATGGAGAAGGGCAACGCCAAGTTGGCCGAGACTTTCATGGGGCTGGCGCAGAAGTTGACGCAATCTGTTCCACAGGAATACCGGGAGTATCTGCTCGCTAAAGCAGACGAAGGTTTCCGTCGATACGAACTTGAAAAGCGCAAGGCAAGCGCCGCCAGCACAACGGTTAAACTTCCTCCGTCGCAAACCGCTGAACAGACGCAGCGCGGCGGATTTTTGATGGATACGTTTAAGACTATCAGTCAGCGGGCCGACCAAGCGCGGCGTACTATAGCGCGGGTAGACATAGCCAAGTCCGTGCTTGATAGAGGTTTTAGAACTGGGTGGGGTGCTGAGGCGCAGGCGTCAGCGGCTTCGGTGCTTAGCGCGTTGGGCCTTAGTAAAGACGCCGAAAAATACGCGGCAAACGCTCAGTCGTTTTTGGCGATGGCCCGCGAAACTGTTCAGGAAAAAATGCTGGCTCAGAAAGGCCCGCAAACTGATAACGACGCTAAACGGCTCGACCAAACAGCCGCTTCGCTCACTAACGAACGCGAGGCTAACGAGTTTATTTTGGCGGTTACTACGGCCTTGGCAAACCGCGATATTGCCGAACGTAAGTTCTATGCTGACTGGTATCGCAAGAACAAGACTTACGACGGTGCCGAAGACGCTTGGGTGGAAGGCCCTGCCAGCAAATCTATTTTTGATGACCCGGCGCTGAAAAAATACGCGCCTGCTACTGGCGGCAAAGCTCCTGCCGCGCCCACTGCCGGCGGGCAGCGAAAGCCGCTTGGCGACATCTTCAAGTGACCCGCGACGATGGCTGACTATCAGACACAGATAGACGAAGCGCGGCGGCAAGGCTACGCCGACGACGAGATCATTCAGCATCTACGCAGCAAAGACCCCAAGGTCGAGCGGGCGCTGAAGGAAGGCTATTCGTCGCAGGAGATCATGCAGTTCTTGTCGCCGGGAAGCGCCCCGGCGCCCGCCGCCGCGCCGCAAAAACGGGGTGTGTTGGGCACCGTCGCCCGCTTTGGAGGTCTGGCAGGCAAAGCCGCTGCGCCTGCGGCCATTGGTACAACGGCTGGGACGCTGCTGGGATCTCCTGCGGGCCCTCCCGGCATGGCGGCGGGGGCGCTGATCGGCGGGCTGGCCGTGCCCGTCGCCGACGCAGGTGTGATGGCGTACAACGCGCTGATGGGCGGGCAGGTGCGGTTGCCGTCCGACATCATCCGCAATTACCTGCCAGGACCGACACCAGAGACGGCAGGCGAGCGTGTGTTCTCCTCCGGCGCCGAGGCGCTGCTGGGCACGGCGCCGCAGGTCGGCGCTGCGCGGGTGCTGGCCAGCGCCGGTCGGCCCGCTGCACAGGCGGTCGGGCGTGTGGTTGGCGCAGAGCCGACCCGGCAGATGATTGCGGCCCCGGCAGCAGGCGTCGCAGGGCAGGCGACGGTCGAGGCCACCGACAGCCCGCTGGCGGGCTTGGCGGCGGGCACTGTAGCTGGCGGGGCGACCGGGGTGCGCAAGACGGTGCGCGAGGCGGTGCCGTCCGCCGAAGATCTGACTAAGAAAGCGAAGCAGAACTATCAGATCCTCGACAAGTCTGGCTTCCGCATGGACGCTGACAAGTTCGCCGCTCGCATGGCAAACGAGGCAGCGGACATGCGGCGCACGGTCGGCTACACGCCGACGGCGTATCCGCGCATCGCGGCGATAGTCGAGGAAATGTCCGCTGCGATGCCTAAAGACGTGGCGGAACTGCAAGGCCTGCGCAAGATGATTCAAGGCGCGAAAGGCAGTACAGACGCGCAGGAGCGTCTAATCGCGTCTGAACTGATGGACCGCTTTGACGACTACATCGTAAACGCCCCTTCCAGCGACATTGTCGCGGGCCGCACAGATGTCCTCAAGGCGTGGGAGCAGGCGCGGAAGGACTACTCTCGCATGAAGAAGAGCGAGGTGTTCCAGGACATGATTGAGAACGCCGACTTTACCACTGCTGGCAAGGAGCAGGCGCTGACGACCGCGCTGCAACAACTGGCCCGCAACAAGCGGCGTATGCGCGTATTCACGCCCGATGAGCAGGAGCAGATCAAGGCGGCGGCGAAGGGCGGCAAGTTGCAGGACATGATGCGGGTTGTGGCTAAGTTCACGCCGATGACGCCCGCCGCTGCTATCTTTACCGCTGTCTCTGGCCCTTACGGTGCTGGGCTGGCAGGCGCGGGGCTTGCCGCCCGTCAACTGGGCGGTCAACTCCGCACCCGCGACGTCAACCGGCTGGCGGAACAGATGCGGTTGGGCCAGCGTCCCGGCATAATTCAAGGGCCGTTCGACGCAGTGCCGATCACGGCTGCGCGAGGCGCCATGTCCTCGCCGTACTTTCAAGATCCGACGAACGCGCTGGTTGTGGAGTAGCATGGACCTTCAGACCCTATTCAACATCGCCGTCGCGCTGGCGGGCGGCTTCGGCGGGTGGATCCTGAACAGCATCTATCGGTCCCTCGAGCGGTTGGACCAGGACGTGCGGGCCATGCCGCACACCTACGTGTCGCGCAGCGACTACCGCGACGACATCAAGGACATCAAGGACATGCTGAGCAAACTTTTCGACAAACTCGACGCAAAGGTGGACAAGCTATGAGAGCGTTCCTGCTGGCTAGATCGAAAGAGGCGTCAACGTGGCGCGGCATTACGCTGTTCCTCACGGCGCTGGGCGTGCCGCTGGCTCCGCAACTGGCCGAGGCTATCGTGGCGGCGGGGCTGGGCGTCGCCGGTCTGCTGGGTGTGCTGCTGCCGGATGGCCATAACTAACTTCGACCGCTGCCTCGCCTTGGTGCTGGCGCACGAAGGCGGGTTCGTCAACCACCCGCAGGACCCCGGTGGCGCCACGAACCTAGGCGTTACCAAGGCAGTCTGGCAAGAGTGGCGCGGGCGCCCGGTAACAACGGCGGAGATGCGGCGGCTGAAGCCCATCGACGTTGAGCCGCTCTACCGCAGGCGCTTCTGGGACCGCGTAAGGGGCGATGACCTGCCGCTAGGCGTGGACTACTGCGTCTTCGACGCGGCAGTGAACAGCGGTCCTGGCCGCGCCGCCAAGTGGCTACAGGAAGTCTTGGGTGTGCCACAAGACGGCGCGGTCGGTCTCGTTACGCTGGATGCGGCAAGAGACTTCCCCAAGGCGGAACTGATCCGGCGCTATTGTCAGGAGCGGCTGGAGTTCCTTCAAGGCCTGCGGACGTTTTCGGTGTTTGGCCGGGGCTGGTCGGCTCGGGTAAGGGAAGTGGAAGCTGTTGCCACTCAGATGTTGGTCTGACGTTCATTGATGGGCCTCGCAAGAATCCATTTGTCGCCAAGGATGCGAATAGACCGCAGCCAAGCGCGGCGGTTGTACCGATCCAAGTTCTTGTCACCGGAGCGCCAGAGGCGGCAGGCGCGGGTCAAAAGGTCACGCCGCATCGCCGTCTCCCATGATTTCCTGCCGCTCGCGGGCGTCGCGCAAGACGCAGTACCGCTGGTGGAGCCGTAGCATCACGGTCTTGCGGCGGGCGCCGGTCCGTTCCGCCTGAATCAGTTCGTACAGTTCGGTCTCGCTCAGGTCGGGCAATCTTTGGTTCATTTGGCGCCAGTTCACGGGTTTGCCCTCATAACTTTGTTAATAGCAGAATTAAGAATATGTTGAGGAGTGCCGGGGCGCGGCGGCGTTTCGTCGTCGCCCATAAGTTCCTCAAGAATTGGGTGTATCTCTTGTATAGCTTCTAGCATCATTTGATGCCTATCCCTCACTTCTTGAATTTCTGTATGTTTGGCTTCAAGAAGCATGTGTAACCAATATCTTGTGCCTGCATCGCCTACGGCTTGCATTCTCAATTCTTTGATTTCTTCGCGGAGTGCAGCAATCAATTTTGCAGTTGCGTCTTTCATAATTTCTCCTTCAGTCGTTGTGGAATCTTCGGCAGCGGCGACCACGCCACGCAGTCGTCGCCCCAGTGCCCCAGCACCGCCACGCCGCCCTTGGTGAGCAGCAGCAGCTTGCGGGCGCGGGGTGGTGGGTCTTCATCCGGGTCGCGCCAGTACGCCACGGGCGCGGTGATCGGGTCTTTCATCCCTGCCCCCTTGCGCGGATGGCGGCGGCGCATTCCGGCCAATCAAAAGCATTTGATTCCTCGCACACCTTCGCACACGCCTCGCGCTCGGCGGCGGCGACAAGGGCGGCGAAGCGTTCAAGCTCACTGCCATCAAAAATCCAAAAGTTTTCGGTTATAAACTTATCAGCGTTAGCCTCCCGCGCCATGCGGATGATGTCGCCTTGGGTCATGGCTTTGCCTCTATCCGACATTCAACGAAGAGTCCTCGCCAGCCGCATGCGTCGAGGTGTGCGTACAGCCCTAAACCAATAAAAGCAAAAACACCAACCGTCATTGCTAGAAGACACGCGGTCCAAAAAAGGCTCACCAAGGTTCGTTTGAAGCTCATCGCAGCGCCTCCAGTGCAGCGTCCGACACGCTGCGTTTGTTCCGTAATGCAGTCCACATCTTCTCGTCCACGGTACCCTCCATCAACATGACATAACACCAGACCGGGTGCTGCTGACCGCTGCGGTGCAGTCGCCCGATAGCCTGTTCGTATAGCTCCAGCGACCACGGCAGCGACAGGAACACGACATGGTGCCCGCCGTGCTGGAGGTTCAGCCCATGCCCTGCGGCTGCGGGGTGCAGCAGCAAGACTTCCAGATCGCCACGGTTCCAGAGGTCGATGTCGTCCACCGTCCCGGCGTGCGGGTAGCGTTGGCGTAGGGCGTCGTATTCGGCTTGGAACTGGTAGAACACGATGGTGGGCGCTCGCTGGTTCTCCTCCAGCAGTTCCGCGAGCCGGTCCAACTTGACCGTGTGCGTCCAGTGCGCCTCGCGCTCCTCGTCGTACACGAACCCCGCCGCTAACTGCTGCAATTTCTGCCCCGCCGCCGCAGCGGTCACGGCGCTGATGGTCTGGCCCTCAAACTCCAGCACGAACTCTTTCTGCATCTTGCGGTAGTCGGTCATGTCCATCTGGCACGGCACCTCGACCGTGTGCAGCGGCGGCAGGGTGTCGGTGTACACGCCCGCCTCCAGCAGGTAGGTCCACGGGCGGATGCGACCCATGACGTGCTCCAGCGCGCCATGCCGCGCCGACCACTGGCCGAACTCCTGGTTGACGCAGTGGAAGTACAGCTGCAAGAAGGCGCCCTTGCTGCGGCCCAGCATCGTCTGCTGGACGATCTTGCACTGCCCGAAGACGTCCTCCAGACCGTTGCTGGTAAAGCTGCCCGTCAGGCCCCAGCGCACCTCGATGTGTTTGATCGCCTTCTCTAGCGCCTTGAAGCGTTTGCCGCTCGGGTTCTTCAGCCGCGTGAGTTCGTCGAACACCACAGCCCGGAACGTCTCGATCTCCGGCTGCTGCACCAGCCACTCGATGCTGTCGTAGTTCGTGACGACCACCTCGGCCCGCGACCGCAGCGCCTCGATGCGCTCCTTGGGCGAGCCGCAGGCGACCTCGACGTGCAACTCTGGCGCCCACTTCTCCGCTTCCGCAGGCCAGACGTGCTGCGCCACCCGCAGCGGCGCCAGCACCAACACCCGGTAGCCGGCGTCCTGCACCAGACTATAGATCGCGTCCAGCGCCGTGGCCGTCTTGCCCGCGCCGACCGGCGCCAGCACCATCGCCCGGTCGTTGTCGTACAGGAAGTCGGCAGCGGCTCGCTGGTAAGGGCGCAGGGTCATAGGGCGCCCCACTGGTCCGCCATCGCGGCAGCGATACCTGCGTAAGTCTTGCTGCGTTCTTTCCAACGTGTCGGGCTTGGCGCCATGCGATGCACCCGCGCCTCGCGCCCGTCTACGATGTTGGTGGGTGTCAGTTTCTGGAGATTTTTCAACCACAGACAAGTCGCTTTTGTTTCGCCGTGCCCAAACTGCCACGGCTGGATCACCTGATCAGGCTTGCGGATGCGACTGCTGATGATGCTGACCGGGTTTTCCAGCGCAATGCGCGGTATCGGCGCGGCCAGCAGAAGGCGCACGAAGTCCAGCGCCTCCGCCTGCTCGACCTGCTTGTCCTTGAACCAGCGAGCGCCGCTAACCGCCAGATGCGTGCAGGGCGGGTGCGCTACCATCAGATCCCACCCGTCACCCAGCACGTCCCGGACGTCGCCTTGATAGTGCGGCCCCGGCGCGTCGGTCGGCAACAGGTCGCAGGACATGGCGGCATGTCCCCGAGCGATAAACGCATCCCGCACCGCGCCGCTGTATTCACACGCTACGAGGACTCTCATAAGTCGAACATGCTCATGATGACGCCGCCGACCAGCAGCGACGCGATAATCCAGTGACCGGTGCTGTAGAGCACCACGACCGCCCAACCTAACGCTATCAACATGATGAGAGCCATGCGTCGATCTCCTCTTTAGACCATACGACAATGTACCGTTGCCCGAGCCGCTGCATCTCTCGGCCAAACAGCGTTTGCAAGCCGGTCAACCTGCCACCAGGGCGCTTAACTTCAACGAACCACGTCTGCCCCGGCAGGCACACGACGCGGTCCGCCACGCCCCTATGCGCGGGTGAAACGAACTTGTACGCTACGCCTCCTTGCTCCCGCACGCGGCGGACGAGGTAGGCTTCGATGTCTTTCTCTAGTTCCATGCTGCACAGCTTGCCATACAAAAAAGTGTTGCACAACCCCTAAGTTTTGCGCTAGAGTTCGTCCAGCAGTGCCAACCAAAGGAGAGTGCCGTGAAACTTGAGTTGACTGAGAGTGAAGTGAAGGACATCGTGCTGCGCCACATTCGGGAAGTGTTCCCTGCGCAGTGGAGCGCCGTCGAGTTCGATTGCGGCTATGGATATCTGCGCAAGATCACCGTCGAGACCAAGGAGGCGACAGATGACTGACCGCGAACTGCTAGAACTGGCTGCGAAAGCGGCGGGGTTGCCGCATCAATGGTGCGACGCATGGAACACGATGGCGAAAACTTCACCGGACGGCGGATTCGTTTTCAACCATGTCTGGAACCCCCTCACCGATGACGGCGATGCGCTGCGGCTGGCGGTGCAATTGGGGTTGCTTGGTGCGCCGTTCATGACGCTTGCTTGGATTGAGGCGCTTGGTGATTCAGACCCCTTCGCCGCCACCCGCCGCGCCATCGTCAGGGCTGCGGCAGAGATTGGGAGGGCGATGAAATGACCGCGCATAGTTCTATCGTCGGCGGCAGCACCGCCAAGCGCGTTATCGCTTGTCCCGGCAGCGTGGCGCTCTGCGCCAAGATGCCGCCGCAGCCGCCCAGCCCCTACGCCGAGGAGGGTACGCTCCTGCACTTGGCTATCCAGACTGTGCTCGACACAGGCGAGTCGGCGGTGGACGTCGGGCTGGAAATGGGCCTGACGGACCGCCAGATCGAGAAGATCCGGTTCTGCGAGGAAACGCTCGACCTGATTGACCCGCTGTTTGACACTTACTGGAAGATTGAGGCAAGGGTCGGGTTCGACGGTGCGCTTGCAGGCGTTTACGGCACCGTGGACCTGCTGGGCCAGCGCCGCGAGACCGGCATCATTCTCGACTGGAAGTTCGGCGACGGCGTGGCGGTGGACGCCATCGAGAACGAGCAACTTCTGTTTTACGCTGCTGCCGCTCGCGCCTCGGGGCATCTGCACGGCACCAGCCGCCTGCGCCTCATCATCGTCCAGCCGCCCTACGTCCGCGAGTGGCAGACCGACTGGGCGCGAGTGGACCAGTTCGAAACGGACTTGCTGATCGCGGTCAAGTTGGCCCAGTCCGCCGAGCCGCCGATGGCCTTGGGGTCGCACTGCCGGTGGTGTGCGGCCAAGCCGATCTGCCCTATGATGACGGGTGCGGCGGACCGTGCGCTGCGGGCCTCGCTGGAGGGCCTCGACGCTGCCGCCATTGGCGAGCACCTCCAGCAGGCGGATCTGCTGGAGGACTGGATCAAGTCGGTGCGCGATCTGGGCCAGCAGATGCTGGAGAACACCGTCGCCGTGCCAGGGTGGAAGTTGGTGCAGAAGCAGGCGCGAAGGAAATGGGTCGATGAGGCCCGAGCACTGGAGGTGTTGGGTGAGGAGTTCGTCGAGCGTTCGCTGATGACGCCCGCCCAGGTCGAGAAGGTGCTGAAGAAACGCAAGGAGACACTGCCGGATGACTTGATTGTGGCGGTGTCGTCAGGCGTCACGCTGGCGACCGAGGCTGATCCCCGGCCCGCCGTCGTGCAAATCGGGCGGCAGTTGACCGCTGCCCTCTCTAAAATCGTCTAGTGGAGTTCTGAAATGACTGGTCTTGTTAAGTTCGCTGGAGCAAACCTTCCCGCAGTCGCTAGCCTGTCCACCGCCCTTCGGGCCATCCAAGCCGACGTCGGCCCCGCCGGTAGCGCCATCCTCAAGATGGACAAAGGGGGCCATTGGGTTTTCGGCGCCGATCAAACCGAGGTGGAGGAGGGCAGCAAGTGGGCCATCAACCCCTTCGGTTTCGTCCACGGCTTTATCGCTTGGGGCGAGGGTGATGTTCTTGCCGAAAAGTTGGTGCCGATCACCCAGCCGCTGCCGGAGGTGGACGCTGCGCCGCCCGGCGCCCGCAAAGGCTGGGAGTTGCAGGTCGGCCTGCAAGCCAAGTGCACCAGCGGTGAGGACGAAGGGCTGGAGGTGCGGTACGCCACTACCTCGGTCGGTGGCAAACGCGCCGTGCAGGAACTGGCCTTGAAGATCGCCGAGCAGGTCGAGAAGGACCCCAGCAAGCCGGTGCCGGTGGTCACGCTGTCGAAGAGCCATTATCAACACAAGCAGTACGGCAGGATTTACACCCCGGAATTTGGGGTTGTGGATTGGGTCTCGATGACGGGCGAGGACGCGGCTGACGCCGACGCCGAGCCGGAAGTCGAGGCGGCAGAGGACGCCGAGCAGCCGCGCCGTCGTCGTCGCGTCGCAGCCTAACCCACCTGCGGAGGGCGGGGGCTTCGGCCCCCGTTTTTGTTTATGCGTACTTTGTTCTGCGACTTCGAGACCCGCAGCCGCTGTGACCTCAAGGCGGCGGGCACCCACAAATATGCGCTCGACGCCAGCACTGAGGTGCTGTGCATGTCCTACGCGTTCGACGATGAACCTGTTAAGACATGGACGCCAGATTCACCATTTCCGGCGAACGTGTTAAATCACCAGGGCCAGATCCGCGCTCACAACGCCGCGTTCGAGCGGCTCATCTTCTGGCATGTGCTGGAGATCCCGTTCCGGCTGGAGCAGTTCTACTGCACCAGCGCACAGGCTCGCGCTAACTGCGCTCCCGGCTCGCTGGAGGACGTCGGAAGGTTCGCCAGCTCTGACATGCGGAAGGACCACCGAGGGGCGCAGTTGATCCGACTGCTCTGCATCCCGCAAGCCGACGGGACGTTCCGGGAAGACCCGGCGCTGATGCGAGAGATGATCGCCTACTGCGAACAGGACGTCCGCACCATGCGGGAGATCTCCAAGGCGCTGCGCGACCTGTCGGACGAGGAACTGGCCGACTATCACGTGAATGAGCGCATCAACGACCGAGGCGTCCGGGTGGACGTGCCCTTGTGCGCTGCTGCCCAGGTGTACGCCGAGGCTGAGCGGGTGGAGATCGAGGCGCTGGTGCGGGACATCACCAAGGGTGAGGTGACGTCCGTGCGCTCGCCTCGGATGCGCCAATGGGTGCTGGAGCGCGTCGGCCCCGAGGCCCGCAAGCTAGCCAAGGTCACTAAGGGCGAGCAGGAGAAGGACAGCCTCGACAAGAGCGTGCGAGCTAACCTGCTGTCGCTGGCCGAGGAAGACCCCGCCGAGGTGCCGCCCGACGTGGCCGACGTGCTCCAGTGCGCCGATGATCTGTGGGCCAGCAGTGTCGCCAAGTTCGCCCGCCTTCAGGCGCTAGCGGATATCGAGGACGCTCGCGTCCGTGGGGCGTTCGTCTTCGCTGGCGGCGCTGCGACGGGGCGGGCTTCGTCGTACGGCGCCCAGGTGCATAACTTCACCCGCAAGGTGGCAGAGAACCCGGCAGCGGTCCGCGAGGCGATGGTGCGACGACATGAGATCGTGCCGCGCTTCGGCGCCAGGGTGACCGACGTCCTGCGGGGGATGCTTCGGCCCGCGCTGATCCCGGCGCCGGGGCACGTCTTCGTGGGCGCGGACTGGTCCGCCATTGAGGGGAGAGTCCACCCGTGGCTGTCGGACTCGCCTGCGGGCGAGCGCAAGTTGGACGTGTTTCGGCAGGGGCTAGACCCGTACAAGGTCAACGCCAGCGCCACGTTCGGGGTGCGCTATGAGGACGTCACAGGCGAGCAGCGTCAGATCGGCAAGGTGCAGGAACTCGCGCTAGGTTTCCTCGGTGGCGTTGGGGCTTTTGAGACGTTCGGCAGAGCGTATAGCGTGCGCGTGGCGCCCGCCGAAGCCCGCCGTGCGGTGGACGGCTGGCGGCAGGCGAACCCGTGGGCGCAGGAGCACGGCTGGCGGCTGGACGCCGCCGCCCGCGCCGCTATGCGCTCGCCGGGTAAGGAAGTGACCGCTGCTAGGGTTACCTATTATTATGACCGCGAGCACCTGTGGTACATCCTGCCGTCTGGCCGCATCCTGCGCTACCCCTACGCTCGCTTTGACGATGACGGCAGCATCAGTTACGCCAAGGCGGCGTGGAAGCCATCAGCGGACGCGACCGAGTGGCCGAGGGCGCGGCTGTGGGCTGGGTTGCAGTGCGAGAACGTTACGCAGGCAGCGGCAAACGACATCCTGCGGTCGGCGCTGCGGCGGCTGGAGGGGCGTTGGTCGGCGGTCCTGCACGTGCATGACGAAGTGGTGCTGGAGGTGCCCCGCCGCAAGGCGGAAGCCGCGCAGGAGGATCTGCTGGCGATCATGCGGGAGCCGCCGCCGTGGGCGGAAGGGTTGCCGCTCGACGCGAAGGCAGAGGTTATGGACCGTTACTGCTGAGATCAAAAAATGACAACGACTGGAGAGTTCATACGTTGGTTTTCAGGGCTGGCGCCGGAGGGCGAGACGGCGCTGTTGGTCAGACAGAAGCCGCTCACGCCGCTTCAGTATCACGCCGACGGCGCCGTCAAAGCGACGTGGCCCGCCGTCATGCCAGGGCCGGGTGCTAGGGCGATGCGCGAGGGCCAATCGTGGTATGGGAACACCGCTTCGTTCATCCTCGACCGGATGCGCGAGCGGGTGTCGGTAGCCGCCAAGAATTGCGAGTTCGTGCTGGTCATGGTGCTGGATGACGTCGGCACCAAGTCCACAGAGCCGCCCTTGCCGCCGACGTGGATCATGGAGACGTCGCCGGGTAACTTCCAATGGGGCTATGCGTTTTCGGAACAGCCGGCGAAGAAGGACTTCGCCGCCGCCATCGCTGCCATTGCCGAGGCGGGGTTCACGGACCCGGGCGCCTGTAATCCCGTTCGTAACTTCCGCCTGCCAGGGAGCGTTAACCTCAAGCAGGGGCGTGGCGAGTTTGCGGCTCGGCTGGTGGAGTTCTCGCCGTCGCGGGAATACACCCTCGATGAGATTTGCACCGCCCTCGGCGTCACGTATGACCCCGAGGCGGGCGGGAGTGGTCCAGCGCCCGTTTACGTGGTCGATGACGGCGGCGATGACGTCGCGGCGTGGCTGGTGGGGCAGGGGCTGGTGTACTCAAGGCCGAACTCGACCGGCTGGATGGGGGTCGCTTGCCCTAACGCGGCAGAGCATACCGACGGCTCGCCGGAGGGCCGTTATCACCCGGCATCGCGTTCGTTCTGCTGCCTCCACTCGCACTGTCTGCATCTGGACTCGCGGGCATTCTTGCGATGGGTGGCGGTCAACGGTGGTCCGAAACATGAACCAGGATTGCGCGAGGAACTAGTGGCGACCCGGCTGGCGTCAACGTTAAGCCAACTGCCCGAGCCGCCCGCCGAGTTGACCGAAGCCGCTGCCGCCGTGGTCGCGGAAGTGGAATTGAAAGAGCTTGGGCGCATCGAGAAGGGCCAATGGTTCGAACGCTTTGCGTATGTGCTGGCCGACGATTCCTACTATCACCTAGAGACCCGGCGCGAACTGGACCGCAGGGGCTTCAACGCCCTCTATCGGCACATAGGTTGCCGGTCCATCCATGACGGAAGGCGGGTCGAAGCAAGCGTTTGCTTCGACGAAAACCGCAGCGCAGCAGGCGGTCGCGTGCTTAGCGGCATGACGTATGCCGCAGGGGAATCGGCGCTTGTGACCAACAGCGACGGCGAGGTCTTCGGCAATCGTTGGCGCGATGCCAGGGCGATGGTCGACCGCGAGGTCGATGCGGATATCAGCCCGTGGCTGGAACTGTGCGAGCGCCTGGTGCCGGAGCGGTCAGAATTGGAACACCTATGGGACGTGATGGCGTTCAAGCTTCAGCATCCGGAGACGAAAATAAACCATGCGGTCCTTCACGCCGGGACGCAGGGTTGCGGCAAAGACTCTATGGGGGCACCGTGTCAGTGGGCCGTTTGCGGTGGCCGGGACGTCGAAGCGTT